TCGGTCGCAGTGCCACGCCGCGCGGCAGTCCTGCACGTCCATTCGGTGCTGCAGCAGGCGTTCCCCGCACACGGGGCAGACCAGCAGGTCGCCGTATGGGTACTGTACCGGATGCCCGTGGCTACTCTTCAGTTCTGCGATCTTGTGAACGCGGTCGTACTGCTTCCGGCCCACGATGGGCGTGTGGTGATCCCGCACATAATAGCTGGGCAGTACATGGTCTCTGTTTTTGACTTCTTTATGCGTCAGGTGATCCACCGTGTACTTCTTCTGCATCAGCACATCGCCGACGTATTTCTCGTTGGTCAGGATGCAATGCACGTGCGAGGCGTCCCAGTTGTCCACATAGGCTGAGGGGCGCTTTTCTTCCATCATCTGCTTTGCGATTTTGGCCATGGAATACCGCCCCGTCTCATACAGGTCGAAGATGCGTCGAACCGTCTCCGCCTGTTCCGGCACGACGACGTAATTCCCCTCCGCGTCGTAGGTGTAGCCGAAGACATAGGTGCGCTTGGGGATGCCCGCCTCGAACCGCTTTCGGATGCCCCACTTGGCATTTTCCGACAGCGACCGGCTCTCTTCCTGCGCGAACGCCGCCAGTATGGTCAACAGCATCTCCGAAAAGGCCGTGCCCGTGTCGATACTCTCCTTCTCGAACAGCAGCTGTACTCCCAGGCTCTGCAGGTAGCGGATATGCTGCAGGCATTCCAGCGTGTTGCGGGCGAAGCGGGAGATGCTCTTGGTGATGATGTAGTCAATTTTGCCTGCCTCACAGTCGCGGATCATTCGCTGAAACTCCGGCCGCTTCTCCGCTCGCGTGCCGGAGATGCCCTCGTCGGCGTAGATGTCCACCAGCTCCCAATCGGGGCGCAGTTCGATCTGCGTGCGGAAGGCAGCCATCTGCAGCTCAAGGCTGGACATCTGTCCCTCGTTGTCCGTGCTCACGCGGCAGTAGGCCGCCACGCGCTTGCGGCTTCCTGCGCTGCCATCTATGCGCTGTGCGACAGCCTGCTCATTGTAAATTCTCTCTACCTGCGCCATGCGCTTTCTCCTTTCCATCGTCCTGTGCGCCCGTGCTGCGGGCGAAGTCCAGAAGCGCCCGCTCCTCCTGCGTGAACTGCCTTTTCCCCGTCCAGAGCAGCCGGCGTTTGACCAACTCCTGCACCCGCTCCCACGTCTCCCGGTCGACGATGGGCTCGTGGTGCGCTTCGATGTAATACTGATCCCGCTCGCCCTTGTTGGCGACCTGAACGTGGCGCGCGGGGCAATAGGACTTGTTGGTCAGCACGTCGCCGATATACGCCTCGTGCCGCAGCAGCGTTGTCAGCCGGTTGTTCTCCCAGACCAGCCCGGTGTCCTCTTCCTGCTCCATCGCATTCAGCCCCTTCAGAATCTCCTGATAGCACGCGCCCCGCCCTGCGGACTGAAACGCATACCGCACGCGCCGGACCTCGCCTTCGTGGATGTGCCAGCGATTGGTCTGCCTGTCCCGCCTGTAGCCGTAGGGCGCTCGGTGAAAGGGATCGCCCGCAGCATTTCTCCGTTCATACGCCCAGCGCATATTCTGGCCGATGCTGAGGCTTTCCTCCTCCGCGATGACTGCGAGCACGTTCAGGAGCAATTCCGACCTTGCGTCCATGGTGTCGATTCCTTCTTTTTCAAACAGAACCGGGATGCCCAGCTCCCTGAGGCGGCCGATGGTGGTCAGACAGTCGCGTAGGTTCCGCGCAAATCGGGAGATGGACTTGGTCATGACGATGTCGATCTTCCCGTCCTCGCAGTCGCGGAGCATCCGCTGAAACTCCGGGCGACGGTTGATGGATGCGCCCGACCGGCCGTGGTCGCCGTAGACGTCCGCCAGCACGAGGTCGTCCCGGCCATCGATCATCTGGATATAGGCGTCGCGCTGCGTCTCAAACGAACTGTCCTGCACGTCGAGCAGGGTACTCACGCGGCAATAGACCGCCACGCGCTTGGGTTCCATATCTCTTCCTCCCCTCACGCCAGTGCCATGGCCTTTTTCCGCTGGCGCTTTTCCTTCGCTTTCTGTCTGCCCGCGTCGTCGAAGAACGCCGCATTGCCGTCCAAGGGTTCCAGCAGCGTCTGCCGCGGGCGCGCAAACCGCTCGCCGATGAACCCCAACCGCAACAGCCACGAGCGCATCTGGTACCGTGGGTTGCTCATGTCGCAGGGCTTCATCCGCGCCTTTCGCGTGCTGGCGGCCATGGCGCAGACCTGAACCAGCAGGCAGGCGCAGGCTTCAATAGCGGGAATGGAAAAGGCATCCAGCGGAAGGCTGAATGCCAGATCCCGGCCCACGACCAGCTGGACTTCTTCCCGAAGTCCCAGCGCCATTTCCACCAGCTGCCGCCGGGCGTCCAGAATGGTGTAGGCGTTGAACACCATGTCCATGTCGCAGCGCTCCGGCACAAGGTAGAGCACCAGCTCACCATCCGGCGCATATCCACGACCGCCGAGCGCGTCCAGCGCCTCCAGCACGCGGCGCAAGCCGTCCAGCAAGAAGGTTTCCGTCACGACGTACTTTCCGCTGATGTGCCAACCGCCCGCATCATACCAGCCGCGGTCATAGGCGCTTCCCTCGCGGTTGCGCACATAGACCGGCTTGACCTTCATGACCAGACCCAGCGTTCGCGCGATCTCCCGCTGCGCATCCGCGTCCCGCAGATGCGGGCAGTTCACGCGAAAGGCCGCATAGAGCCTGCCTGTGCATTCCCGCCGCATCTGCTCCTGTTCCATGGCCTCTTCTTCCCATTCCCGATTCGAGGTTTCCGCGTATCGGGAAGGATAGGCCGTCGCTCTGATGACTCCCATTTCGTTTCCTTCTTTCCTGTGATCTCGGAACGCCGCGGCTGCACCGCCATCCCGGTGGTCTATCTATCCCTCAAAGCGGCAGTTTTATCAAGCCATTTGTGGGCATGGAACGGATAACAAACGGATAACAAACTCTTGCAAAAGAAAGCGCCTGAGACGCGACTCCTGGCGAAGAAGAGAAAAAAAGAGCAGGGCAGACCATCGCGCGGATCTGCCCTGATTGGATGTCCTCACGGACGGTATGAATGAGATGTCAGATTTGTCTGGAATACTTCCCGGACACCCAGCCAACCTGACCGTTGACGGCGATGGCGTTCCAGCCGTTGCGGGCGGTGGCGACGTGATCGAAGGTCATACCCGCCTTGACCGTGGTGATGACGCGGTAATTCGTGCCATTACCCACGCGGACATAGACGCTGCCGCCAGTAATGGCCACCGTCGTGCCCAGCGGCTTTGGTTCCTCCGGCTCGACGGGCGTATCAGCCCCATCCTCCTCGTTGTCCTCGTCTCCGGCTTCTTCGTCGGAAAGGGCGTCCATGAGGGCGGCGTGGGATTTTTCACCATATTCGCCGTCCACGTCCAGTCCTTCTTCACGCTGGAAGTCCATCAGGGCGTCCTTCGTTTCTTCCCCGAATTCGCCGTCTGCGCCGTAGTCGGGCAGCTCATAGCCCAGTTTCATCAGCGCTTCCTGCAGCGATTTCACGTCCGAGCCCTCCATGCCCTTCTTGAGCAGGCGGTTTCCAAGAGGGATTTCCTTCTCCGGCACCGAGGCCGCGCCGTCGTTGTAGTCGATGAACGGCAGCTTGTACCAATGCGTCCAGCCGCGTCCCTTGATTTTCGTTTTCACGCAGCCATAGGCAAAGCCGCGCCATTCCACGGCATAGCCGCCGCCGACGGTATAGCCGACGTGCCCGTCGAAGCGCACGGCGAGGCCGACGACGTCCGGCAGCGTATCAATGGTGCCCCAATCCATGCCCTGCGACTTGGCCCACGAGAACATGCTGTTCGAGGATTTGTCCGGGCAGCCGTTGGAGCCGGACTTCTTCTCAAAGGTCTTGTCGTTGCCAATGGCCTCCAGCACGCCCTGTCCGCCGTTCGTCCAGGCGTACCCTTTCGCGCCGCCCATGCAGTCGGCACAGACCTTCTTGCTGGCGATGTCCTGACGGTAGCGGGACGTGCGGCTGGAGCCGTAGTGCGACGGATACTGGCGCGCCTTGCTCGCGCGCAGGCTCTCGGAGCATTTGTGCAGCGCGGTGCCGTACCAGTAGGGCTGGCCGAGCATGGACAGGCAGAATGCGGCGAAGTGTTCGTTGGTAAATGGGGTGTTGACGCGATCCGGCATAGTTCTTCCCTCCTGTAAAAATGAGGACGGCAGGATCTCTGCCGCCCTAAATGGCCGTTCTTATGTTGAATCAGTCCTGCTTGGGCGCATCGTAAGTCATGGCCTGCTTGCTGTCGGCGACGCCCGCCGTGGTCGGGTCAGCGATGACGCCCACCATACCGAGGATGGTGAGGATTCCCTCCGCCACCTGCATGACCGCGCTCTGCGTCACGGCGGGCGCGATCTCCAGCAGTTGCAGCAGGTCGTAGATGAACACCACCACCAGCGAAATCAGGCCCGTCAGGAAAGTCTTGTTCTGAAAACGCACGCGCCAGTTGATCTGCATAACTCGTTCCTCCATTTCATCGTTTGGTTGCTTGGTTCAGTCGGGTTTCGTTGTGCTTGCCTCGCCCTTCTTGTAGGGCAGCTCCATGGCCTGCCTGACCATGTCGGTCACGATCCCATCCCCGCCCAGGCTATGATAGGCCTCGTACATGCTGGAGATATTCTCCCGGGCGTACACCGGCGCGTAGCCCTTCTCGAAATAGTGGTCGCACGCGCTGATGATCCGGTCGCGCAACAGCGCCCGCATTCCGTCGTCCAGCGCCTTGTCCTGCCTGCGGGCATGGCGCATGTGCTTGCTGACCCGGCGGTAGCTCGCCGCCGCCAAAGCCGCCACGATGCCAAACAGCCATTCCACCCAATACCGCGTGATCCAGTCCGGCACTTCCTTTCACCTCCATCCCAGCTCGTGGTATCATAAAAGCCGCTTCTCATCCATGAGAAAAGCGGCTCTTATTCCGTGGTTTCTTCCGCCGACACCCGCTCTGCCTCCGACCACAGCTTGTGGATGAAATCCCGATAGGCTGCATCTGCAATCTGCAAATAGCCGGCGAGTGCCGGATGTACGCCGTTGGTCTGATAGGTCTCTATGATTTCGCTGCGCGCATTGACTGGTCTTGTCCCAGTCGGCATATTGTGCTCCGTGTCAAACTGACCCGCTATGCTTACACTGGACACATTGTCCGGGTATTCGCCGGCAATCTCTGCATACC